GAGTCAATAACAAGCCTATTAGCACTATCTGTAATATCACGAATACAGAATCCTGTATTAGATACACCGCCAATTCCTGGTTGTAACTCCCATACATTATCAGGAGTGTCATAAGTATTCTCTAATCTAATACAAGCACGATCATTAGCTGCCGTTAAATGTATTCCAGCATCAGGACTAGCTTCATTTATACCTAAGTAACCGTCTATCTTTGCTCCAGTCGAAGTAGTCTCAAATTTCTTTGAGTTATCGTAATATAATTCTACGGCCCCATTGTGTGTGAATTTAGCAAGTTGCTCTGAATTAGCACCATTAAAAAGAATACTATTAGACGCTCCATACTGTCTTATATATAAATCACCAGTTCCATTTTGACTCAAATATGTATGGGAGCCAGTGTGATTTATAGTAAAATCTCCACCAGTACCTACTTTTATAGCAGCATTATCGTTAATATATAAGGCATTTGCTGACTTATCCCAAATAGAGTTATAACTTGCCCCCGTAAATGTGACATCACCAGTGAACGTCCCGCCTGCGAGGGGCATTTTAGTACTATCAGTTGCGCTATCTGTTGCCCATCCTAAATTTCCCGAACCATCAGTTTTCAATAATTGGTTCGCACTACCGTCCGCTACAGGTAACTTTAAAGTTATCGCTGCATTACTTGTTGTCGTGGCAGGTGCTTTTAAAGCAATCGTTCCACCGCCAGAGTCAGCTATAAGTTTTAGTTCTGCCATGATTTAGCGTTGGTAATACTTAGTTTAGAGACTTAGCTACGGTCTTAGGGGGTCATATAAAAACCAGAAGCTCTAAGCTGAGTAGCACCTAAATTACCTGCTCCTGCATTTACATTTGTTCCGCTACTTGTTCCTACATAGAGATAGAGTTTAGTCCCATTTGAACCTACGAGTCCACGATCCAACTTGTCACCTGACCAAGCATTTGTATAAGCAACTGTCATGCCACCATAAGCGACATTATCTGTTGCTGTTGCTTGAGCACTTGTAAAAGGTAACCCTTCTACCGTTAAAGATCCAGATCCACCACTACAACTATTTAGTCTTATATAAAATTGAAAATAGACCATCTTTCCGATTTTTCTATAACCACCTTTTTGTGTGTGGTAACTAATTGTAGGTGCTGCCGATGCACACGCATAAGTAGGGGCCCAAGTTCCATCTTCATAATCTGTTAACGTATTCGCAGCATTTAAAGTAGTTGAACCGAGGCAAACACCTTTATCTGCTGTTTGAAATACTATGCTTCCATTCTTTACATAATATTCACTATCCCAATATGCTCTTTCAGTCCCATCTACTACTATTGCAACTTTAGAATCAGCTCCGGCACTTGTATGATCTGACGATAAATATAATCTATTAGCTGAATCTGCATATATTTTTGCATATCCACTATTACCAGTTCGCAAGAATCTTATTTCAGGAGCAGTAGCGTCATGTAACTGCATCCCGTAACTTTGAGTTTCAAATTTCTTTGAGTTGTCGTAATAGAGTTCTACATTAGTATTATCATTAGCAACTATCATATTTTCAGTACCCGCAGCATTTTTAACTGCAAAACATGAACTGGCTAAATTTAAATTTCCAGTACCGCTATCTTCAATCCATGAATTAGATCCATCATGATAGATTTGAAGATCATCTCCAGCACCAGCTACAAACTTACCGTTATCTGGTACTTTTACGTCATGGTTAAAGATTGCAGTACCAGCATCAGAAGCATCTATAGTTAAAGCAGTAGTATCAAGAGCAGAGGCATCAGAAGTTCTAAAAATTATATCTTGATCAACTGTCTCATGGTCTATATAAGCAGCCCCACCAGGACTAAATAAAACTTGATTTTCTTTTATTGCAGTTCCATTAGTACTTAATTTCAGTACAGTATGTACCAGAACTCCATCTGAAGTTGTTTCTAATTTCTTTGAGTTGTTATAATAGAGTTCTACGGCTCCATTTTCAGCAGCAGAGATACTCACTTCGCCTGTGTTATAACCTTTAACTTGGAAATCTGTAGCTTGTAATATTAAATTACCAGTGCCGCTATCTTGTATATAGGAATTAGATCCATCATGATAAATTTGAAGATCTTGAGCATCTCCAAGAATAAGTTTTACATTATCGTTACCTCTAAATCTTGTACTAGCCCAAATTGAGTTATGTGCAGAGGCATCACTTCCTATATCCCCAGTGTTATTAGCACTTGGTAAAAGAGTCCCTGTTAATGTCGCACCAGTCGAAGTTGTCTCAAATTTCTTTGAATTATCATAATATAAATCAACGGCTCCGTTTGCAGTAGCAACTAAATAATTCTCTGATGCTGCATTATTATTTAATTTAATTGAGTCTCCACGAAGTCTTAAAGTACCTGTGCCATTTTGGACATGACTATTGGTTCCATCATGGAACAGAAGAAGATCTGCTCCTGTACCCAGACGAATCTTTCCTGAATCATTTGGAATATTTAGATTACCGCTGCTATCAACCGTTGCCCTTGACGTTCCACCAGTACTAAAGCCAATCTCATTCGTCCCATAAAATAAACCAGTATCAGTATCATCTCCAGTTACACCTGGGGCGGCAGCCGTATTTGTGCCTGTGATTTTAGTAGCCATGACTTAAATAATAGCCCAAACAGCACCAGAAGGAACCGTGACAGTGATCCCACTAGCGATAGTTGGCTGAACACTTAATGCGTTGTAGTTAGTGGTTAAAGTAACTGACTCAGTAACAGTTTGAGCCATCTGTATTAGTCCATTTTCTCCACCACCTCCACCACTAATCTCTGCAACCGATCCATCATCCTTCTTAGTAAATAACTTACCTTCATCAGTCCGTATGGCTATTTCACCAACTACTAGATCACTAGACCCTGGATCGCTTCCGCTACCTCGTTTTAGTTTTACAGTGTTAGCCATTGAACCTACCTCCTAAGAATTAATTTTAGTAGGTTCCTCCGTCGATATCGAAACCTGATACAGCTCCATTCTCTAGGAAAGTAACAAGATCAGATAAAGCAACCTGAACCATTGTCCCGTTATCATTCACAACAAGTCTGTCTGCTGTTGCAAGTGTTGTACTTGTTGCGCTTGTCGAACCATCAACAATATTTAGCTCGGCTGCTGTAGAAGTTACGCTTGTAAGCTTCGTAACAGGAAGAGTGTTTGTTATAGAACTTGCAGCAAGATCAATAGCAATCTCGGCTGACTCAATAACTAATCCACCGTTTGCTTTGAGGTCAGCAGAAATAGTATTACCTGATTTCTGGATACCATCTCCAGCCGTTATCTGACCTGCACCTGAGAACTGTGCATAGGTAAGAGCATTAGTTCCAACAACATCGCTTCCCTTGTCATTGGTGCAAGTCCAACCTGAGTCAGCATTAACTGTTCCTTTCTCTACAAAGCAGAAGGCAGAAGCAACAGCATCACCAGCCGCATAATCAACTGCCCTCGTAGGAGCACCACTAGCATTGACTGTGTAGATCCCATTCTCTGATCCTGTTGACTGATCTTTAAGCAAGATCCTGTCATTTGTAGAAAGGCTTACACCATCAACTGTTTGACCATTTGCAAAAGCAGAAGCAAGAGTACCATTAGCTGTAGTTGCTACTGCAACAGAATCTTTAACATCTAAACCCTGAGAATTATTATCTACATATTGCTTGCTAGCTGCATCTGTTGAACTGGTGCATAAAGCTAGGTTTGTTATCTTCTGGCTATTAGCGGAAACAGCAGCCGTAGGAGCTGTTATCTGATCAAGCCTAACCAAGTCAGCAGCAACTAAAGCCCTATAAGTAGCAGCACCACTGCTTCCATTAGGAGAAGCTAGGACGTAATTAGCTGTATAACTTGTGTCTTTGTCGAAGAATTTACCCTTACCACCAATAGCATTGATCGTAGTAGCTGAACCACCTGCTCCCCCAGTGCCTTTACCGTAGTAGAGGACTTCCGTTGATTCAGCAAACGCTAATTCAGCATTTTCTAAAGAGGTAGGGGCTGACGACCCAGTTGATCTCTTAATTCTTAGGGTGTTAGCCATTTTAGAAGTTGCCTCCGTCTACGAGGGTTAGGGTGGTCTGAAGTGCATCGGCTTTGTATTCGCCAGCAACACTGTCGTAATAAACGACACTTTTGTTTACTTTACCTGAATCATTCAAAGTTGTCGCTGTTGTTGACCAAGCTGGTCCTTGAGCACCAGCAGTTGCAACAGTAATAATTGATGAATTATCTTCATCAATAGTGACTGTGTTCTTATTGGTGGTGATGTTTACTGAAGTCATCTAGTGTAACTTTCATCCATATAAATAGTACCTTCAATCCAGTATTCTTTCAGCCCCGAAGGATTAGTTAATTGAACATCATACTTATATTCATCAGCCGTAAATGTTGCTGTTTGTGTATCAGTTAGAGTCCAAGTCCACGTACCAGCAGATGCAGTCGTAATAGCACATGTAACATCAGCCGCCTTAGCAGTACGGGCAGTATCCCAAACTTGCGAAGCGATTGAATAACCTGTCAAGTTAACTGCTGCATCGCTGGAATCTTTTAATGTGACAGAAACACTATGATCCGAAGCACGTTGGATCGTCATGTTATAAGTGCCTGGTGCTATAGCCATAGTATTAGGTCTTAATGATATAGATCATAGCAACGTTTCTTGGTCTAGATTCGCTACCTTCATTCCCAATAGAACCACTGATAGTATGACTATGAGACCCTGTACTGCTACTTTGACCTGCATTTGCAGAGCTACCTGACCTGGCACCGATTTCAGCATCCTGTCTTGGGTCATTACCTGTGTTATAGCTTTGAGCCGTTGCTGCATAGGGATCACCAGCATGATCTCTTAATCCCCCTTGATTCTGCCCTGCGTTATACATAACCCAGTGAGTATGCGCTCCAGTGCTGGCACTAGTCCCACTAAAAGAGTGATTGTGTTGTTTGTTTGAATCAGATTGATTACTCCAAGGTGATCTCCCAACATCCACCCCTCGACTTTGATCTAAACCTCTTACAAATTCACCACGTAAATCTGGCAATTCAAATGTACTTGATCCGTCACCATTCCCCCAGAGGACTCCTATCTTTGAAAACAAAGTAGAGTAAGTCGTTCTACTAACAGCAGCACCGTTACATTCCAAGTAACCAGAAGGTATAGTCGCATAGGCAACACAGAAAACGGTTCCTGTTGGAACACCTTGAACAGGCTCCCAAGTTAAAACTCCAGAACCATTTGTTTGAAGCATATCTCCAGCATCACCATCGGATGAAGGGAGTGTTAGAACAACATCACTGGTTAAAGCAGGTGCTTTTAACTCAATATAATTCGAGTTTCCTGAATCTCTAAGCCTTAGACCTAAACCATCTCGAATAGTAAACCCATTAGTATTTATGTGTGCTCGTAGTGTTCCTCCTGTTGTAATCCCTAAATCATTACCTGATCGGTAATACAAACCTGTATCTGAATCGCCAGCAAAACCTAAGCCAGGAGCACCCACTGTCCCACCAGGAATTAAAACATTTCCTGTAAAAGTAGCCCCAGCTAAATCTGCTAAACCAAAGTTTGTCTCAGCAGTGCCTAGAGAGATCCAACCGTTATCACTCGCATTTCTAATCTTTAAGGTGTCAGGTGTTGTACTTGTATCTAACCAAAGTTGATGGGCTGTAGTTGTACTTGGTGCGCTCGATCCACTACTAAGGCTATATAAAGCCGCAAGGTTATTATTTATATCGGCACGGACGTTGCTGCCTGTATTATTCTGAATTACTTGATCTGACTGAGACATTAGTTACCTCTTCCGTAGCCAGTAGCAGTCCAATGGAATGAACGTGCCTGACGAGTACCTCCACTATAAATGGAAACGGCAAAAGCGGAACCAGAACTACTGGCAATCGTATAATAATCACCACTACCTGTTGCACTCATAGTTATTCCAATAGCAGGTGTAGCATTAAATTTGTTCGGGAAAGTAACAGTTAAATCACCACTAGCAGAAGACGTTCCAGTGCCAGTAATTGTTCGTGTTGGAGCATTAGAAGCAACTCTTAATTGTTCAATCGCAATACGAGCAGAGTTATCACCACCAGTAGTAACTTCCAACTTTAATTCATATCCTCTAGCAGAGAACTGAGCATTATTAAATGGCCTCCATGTTGTCCAGGTAGGAGAACTACTTGGATCAGTTTGTGTTGTTCTTATATAAATTTCTGCATTACAAGTAGCAGGAGTAGCACCATCGAAGTCAGCAATATTATCGAAATCAGAGAAAGTATCTATAAATGGGTTACCAGGAAAGAAACCTCTGACCTTCAACGTGCTATCGAGTTGAACATTGAAAATATCACCTAGATCAATTGGATTATTAGTGAATAAATAAGTTCCTGTTGTCTCCCAATTCGACCCATCAGCAGCATTTAATAACTCACCACTAGCAACAACTAAATCTGTCTTTGTACCAGCAAAACTTGTATCTTCTGTCTGAGTATTGATGTTCGTTAAATTAGCTAGTTCAGGCTTTGTAAATTCAACAACTGCTGTATTAACACTTGTACGCCCACCTGAATCAACAAATTTCGCTAAGTAAGTACCAGACTTAAGATCACAATAGGCTTCCTTCGCTGTACCTGTTAAGTCACTATGAATACTAGAAGCATTAGCCCATGTAACACCAGACAGAGCAGGTGAGTGTCTAATTCTAACTAGACCACCAACAATAACATCTAGATCTACTGATTGAGTCCATTGCAAACGAGCCAATCCGTTCGTAGGGATCATTGTGAAGTTAGTAACATCCCCTGGAGCTGCTGTCTTACCCGCTAAGGCCGTATTAAACGTTACAATTGTGCTTCCTTTATTTAGATAATTAACGGCTTGAATTTGTACTTGTAAATTTCCAGCTCTTAATGCACCAAAGTTTCCACCCTGTCTCAAACTAACTGAAGGAGAAGACGTAGTAATCGTTGCCCAATTGTCATTATCAACTCGATAAGTAATTCTAAAACCTGTAACTCTTTTACGATCATGCTGCCAACTTAAATCACAACCAACGAATACACCTTGACCGTCTGAATAAAGAAATTCATCTGCGGCTATGTTTGTAACTGGATCAGGAGCAGCACTTAAATTACTAATATCTCGTAGAACAATGTCTTCTCCTGCATCAACAGAAGCATAAATAGAACTGTTGTATTGAAGAGCTATTACAGCAGAAACTCCATCTACGCCTTCTGCAACACTAATTACTCGATATTGTTGTGACTGAACATCAGTCGTTTGAATTAAATAGACAGAATCAGCATTAGGAGCCTCGCTAAAAGCAGAAGAGACAGTAATAGTAGGAGGAGTTGCATTTGGAGCAAATCCGCTAATCGTTTTTGTTTCTAAAACACCTGTCGGAAGGATGACAGATAAAGTAGGACTCTTTGTAATATCTACAGAAAAATCTTCTCCACTATCAATATTCATAACTGTCGTTGTTGAACTCGCTCCAATACGCCCTGATCTCCTAGTTCCTGCTCTCACTGGATCAGCAATATCAACAACCATTCCTGGTCTTACAACAATTCCACTATCTAAGCCAACAGAAAAAGTACACGTTTGAGTTAATAACTGCTCCGATTTAAGAGTCCATAACCCCATTCGATGTGCCTGACCCTGTGAATAACAACCAATAGCTTTTACATCTTTATTAATGATTCCATACTTTGCTACAGCTTCGGCATCTTCTACATGTTCAACCATGACATCCCCTAAACCTTCATACGTCTGATATGAGACTGATACTGTTGTGTGTCTAGCCTTCTGAGATACGCCTGTATATTCAAAGTCTCCATTGATAACATTTGATGGCCCTATTAAATACTGTGAATCAACAGGCTTGTCTTGCATAACAGCTAAACTGCCAGCACCGTAATAACTCATACCTCTAAATAAAGAGGTCATTTCCATGATTACTCTATAAACATCTTTTCTAGAATTAATTAATATATTACATGCAAATCTTGGTTCCTGACCATTCCTTCCATCTGAAACTAACTCATTACAGTATTGAGAAATAGCATAGAAATCCCACTTGTCTAGTGTACTTTCAGGGATCGAAGGACCATAACGAGTAGAAATTAACATATCATATAAGCACCAGGCAGGATCATTGCACCAAGCAGCCGCACCAAATGTACCGTTCCAAACACCACTATATGTAACTCTCCCAATCTTTCCGTTTGTAATTGTCTCTAGGCTTCCATTAGATACAGCTCTACGTTGTGTTGTTGAAATATCAACTTTTGCATTAGACGGTAATTTTACTTTTATTCCCCTAATTAAATATTTACGAGTAGGGATATTGCTGAACTGCCGTGAGTCAAATCTTAAATAAGTTAATGCACTATTTGGATAACTGAACTTCTCGTCAATAATTTCAGTGTAACTCGCCCAGTAAGTTTCACTACTTGTTTTTGAATCGGCATCATCCGCACTAACTCTGATTACCCTGATATCAACAGGGAAAGCACCATTCAAAGTTAATACATAATCACGCATATATACATTGCTTGATTTTCCTCTTATCGTGTCATCTTTAACTATATTATAACCACCACCATTATATTGAACCTGTATTTGAACTCTTACTTCGTGACCAATAATATCACCGTCATCTTCTATCTTCCGTAAAGAAGGAAGTCTCAATGTTACTCTTACACGATCTGTATTGACATTAGTAATCTGTCTAGTAACCGAAGTTGTATAAGTAACTGGAGAACCAACCGCCTGTTCTGACTCCGTACCATCTAAAGCTGCTATATGTAACTGCCCCTGAGTCCCATTTCTTGTGACAATTGAATATCCCTCAAAATTATCACTATCATTCGCATCCTTAACAGGTGTCCCATCAAGATAAATTGATTTGTATCCATCATCCAACCCTTGAATTTCACCTTCGGAAAGAAGATCTAAAACTGTTGCGTATTGAACTGACTGGAGCGAATCATCAGCTTCGGTAGGGACATGATTCCCTGCATTTTTACCACCACCAGCACCTCTTATGTATTGCATTAGATTAATTGATCAACGTCAAGACCACTTGATATGACTGAGCTTCCGACAAAAACTCGCCCATATGCAATTGGTACTGGGGTTCCTATGCGAGAAGTGTTAACAACCCCACTAAAATTAAAACTACTTACATTATTAGGGTCTTCAGGTGGGCCAGGTGGAACAGGAGATAGCATATCTGCCACCCCATATAGTGCTATCGAGATACCTACTTGAGTCATAACTTTCGCTGCTCCTGATCCAATAGTAAGTCCAAGTTTCCCTGCTAATGGACCTCCAGCACCGAGTAACATTGCACTACCAATTAACAAAGCACCAATTAATACCTTTCCCCATCCTCTACCAGCACCAGTTAACACAGGAGTAATGCTAAAGACATCTCTCTCACTCCAAGGGAGATGAAGATCCTCTAGATTATCTTCCTCTATAGCTTCTTTACCTACTTTCACTTTATAACCAATACCATCTTGCTCACTATCAATAATCCACTTCTGCAAGCCAGGAAAGTTTGCACATAAAGCTCTTATTGCTTCAGCAGGTGTAGCTACATCAAGTTCAAAACGACCTTGACCTAATCGCTTCTTTAACTCTCCGTAAACTTTAACGACTTTCATGTTTAAGGATTTTAGCGGTACTTTTTTGGTAAAAGCCACCATAAAGATCTCGTGAACTCAGTCTATCCTGAACATGATGCAAAATCATATTGTCATTGATATAAATACCACCATGATTAGGGACATTAGCCTCTAGGTGCATCAAAATAACCGATCCATATTCAATCTCTTCCACAGGTATCTCTACAAATCCCTCATCCTTAAAGTGATCTAAATACATACTTTCACCACGCTCCCACCAACGATCCTTACGGTTATAGTCAGTTAATTCAATATTGAACTCTCTTTTATAAAAGTCCCGAATCAAACTATAACAATCAATAACCCCGTAGAAGAAAGGTCTTCCAACATAAGGCAATTCATACCCCGAAGGCTCACAATACCCCCATAGTTCTGTATTTGGATTAACAATATGCCAGGGTAATCCAGACTTCTCACATGCAACTAAATCAGCAGGGCTAGGAGCATGGTTAGTTACTGGATGACTATGAATAACACCAACAATCTCTCCTTTCTCTTCCGCCTTAATATAATCATCTGGGTTTAAAACAAAATGTGAATCCTGTTCGTCAGCAATATTTTCACAAGGGAAATACCTTTCCTTACCTTTAACAATATGAATTAAACCAACACTTTCTCTAGGGAAATCTTCTTTAGCATGTACGAGAGCTTTCTCTTGGATCGCCTCCGATAGCTTCATTGTGTCCTTCCTGCTGTAGGGAACGACCCAAAAGGTAATTCACCATTTGCGCCAAATCTCAATTTACAAGAACTTACACGTTTGCCACATTTGTCTTCGGCCAAAGAAGAGGCTGTTGTATCATCTGCTTTCCAATAATTGTTGCCAGTATAAGAACATTCAGAAGACCGATAAGCCCATTGACAAACATTCCCTATTAGTTGTCTCCTTGGTACGAGTGTGTTGGGTAAGTCAAATTCACTGGCAAGTTCAAAAACAACAACATTTCTATTCTCAGAAGCTTTCCTGTCAATGTACCAAACCTCAGTAGGAAACCGAGCATGAGGATCAGCACCAGATTCCCCATCTAAGAATTTTTTCAATGTTCTAATCCGACTAACCTTCGCTCCACCCAGATCATTCCCTATAGTTTCATCATTAACTAGAAGTAATAATGTTGTCATTACACCTCCAGTATTCCCAATTGTTAAAGTCGGTCTAGGGAGAGTACCCTTGGCTGAATAAGTAAAACCATTAGCTTCTATTGGTTGTCTTGTATAAGATTGAGATGCGAAAGTAATGTTGCCAGATACGTTGGCATTACAACCATTATGCCATCTATATGTATCTGTACTACCATGTAAATCGCTCTTTAGTTGTAACTCAAATAACTCGATAATCGTATTTGGAGCTAATGTTGAAACGTCTTCATATACGCTACTAATTGCAGTCCAGACAACAGTACCATCTGCGGTTGTTTCACCTATATTTCTTGCCCATACAGGCTCAGTCGCAGCACTAGTCCCAGCAGTTGTAACTTTAAAAAACAGACCATCTACAGGAATCAAAGAAGGTCTTCTTATATCACCGAGATTATATGCGGTGTTCTGTGACCAAGCTGCTACTGCCATTTATGGTTCAAAATACTGAACGAATGTTGCTTTAAGAGAAACTCTATTCTTGTAAATCAATGATTTAGTCCAAGCGAAACAACGCCACTTATAAGAAGTAGAAGAATCTAATGGTGTCCAACCAAAAGTCGCACCATCATCAGCTCTAGCATTTAAAAAGGTTTCTATCGTATCTGCATCTGTTTCAGAAATTTCCCACCTTAAACTCCATGTCTTTGGATTTTGATTAAGACCAAAGCGTATAACTTGTGCGTAACCATCCCCAAACTGAACCTGTCTCATGTTTGGTTGACTCGTCTTTGCTGCTCCGTATGTTGGAGTAATTGCAGGGAAATTAGCCATGATTAATAAAGTGTACCTCCAGGTCTTTGCTGTCTAATAATTTCTGATTGAACAGCAGCACCAATAAGTTCTCCTAACTGTCTACTTCTATCATCATCACCTTCTGCTGACGAACCAGAAGCATCTACATTAACAACCATTGAGCCTCCCATTGCATGATTTGGAACGATATTACCGCTTGACTTAGGAACAAAAAGCTCTGGTCCTTTTTCTCCAACAATATAAGGAGAACCACCTGATACTGGGCCACCATCAGCCTTGAAGAAATCTCCAACACCAGGGATCATTGTAAGTAACTTATTAACACCAAGCTTCAACATCTGGTTTGCTATTTGACTTAGGACACTAGAAGCAACCTGTCCTAAAGTCTTCGTCCCTTTAATTGCACCTTCGATTGCCTTAACTAAACCATCCTCGATGGTAACAGCTATATCTTTATATATTTCATCTAACTCACTTACATAACCGTTTTCTAATTGCAACATCTTCAATTCATGGTCTTTAAGGATCAAGGCCACGCTTCTTCCTTCATTAGCCGCTTCTGCTAACTTCACATCTGTTTCCGCATGAAGAATTTTCTTTTCCCAATCCAATAACTCTTTATTAGTTAAATCATCTTTAACTTTTAATAATTCTATACGCTGATTTAAAAGTTTTAAATTTGTACCTTCGACATCAGCTATCCCAGCATGACTTGAACCATAAGATCCTCCTCTTGAAGTTGTCATAGGAGTCGATTCCTTCACGATTCCATGCGCTAGTTCAGTCAGTTTATCGTTGTAAACAGCCCTATAAGCAGCAGGATCATGGCTCCCGAATCCTTGACTAAGAGCAAATTTCCTAGCTGTATCTTTTGCTTTTCCAAAAGCCTCTGGGTTTA